CGTTTAGAGGCAGGTAAATCAATGCCAACGGAAATTTTCAACGTGTTCGTTGGAAATAAGACAACAATAAAAAGGAACAAATAAACATGAACCAAGTAGCAGAAAAAAAGAATAGTGCACTAGCAACCTTTGATATGGAAGCTGATGCAGCACAAGGCGCTCAAAATATATCGCAAGAAGATCTTGCGTTACCTTTCTTAAAAATTTTGGGTCAACTATCTCCAGAGGTAAACAAAAGAGATGGTAAGTATGTAGAAGGCGCAGAGCCTGGCAAAATAATCAACACTGTCACAAACGAATTGTTTGATAAAATTAGTGTTGTACCTTGTCACTACAAAAGACAATACATCGAATGGCAAGACAGAGGTACCAGCAGTGGTGCACCTGTTGCAATTCACAATGCAGATAGTGATATCGTTAGTCAAACCACAAGAGGTAAAGACTACAAAGATAGATTACCGAATGGTAACTATCTTGATAACACTGCAAGTCATTTTGTATTGACTCTTGGTGATACACCATCAACAGCTTTGATTTCTATGAAGTCTACGCAACTTAAAGTTAGTAGAAAATGGAATTCATTAATGATGGGTTTAAAACTACAAGGTAAAAATGGTTTGTTTACACCGCCAACTTATAGCCACATTTATAACTTATCAACCGTTCAGATGTCTAATGACAAAGGAACATGGTTTGGATGGGAAGTAGAAAAGATGGGACCAGTTAAAGATAAAGCAATCTATGACATGGCTAAATCTTTTGCACTAAGTGTTGGTAAAGATCAGGTGCAGGTTAAACACGGATCAGAAGATACTAAAGACTCAACACCATACTAATCGAATCCTAGGAGTGGGCGTCGAAGCGAGAGTGGAAACGCCCATTAAAAAATATGTTTGAAAAAATATTTAAAGGATTGGAGCGAGCTCATGGTTGTACTAAAGTAAGTACGCCAGTTGAGAATGGTGTCAAATTAAAAGGACAATCATTCGTAGTACGTCAACCAGTGACCACGGAATTGTGGACCATGCATTTAAATGGTACACAGAGTCTAGGTATCATACCCATTAACGAAAATAATCAATGTGTGTGGGGTTGTGTTGATATAGATTCATACGCAGGGTTTGATCACAAACAATTAATAGATAAGATAAAACAATTTAAATTGCCTTTGGCTGTGTGCAGGTCAAAGAGCGGAGGAGCCCATGTCTTTCTCTTTTCCGCAAACCCGGTAGCAGCAGAAAGAATGAGAGACAAACTAACGGAAATAAAAACACTACTAGGATACGGCGGATCAGAAGTCTTTCCAAAACAAATACAATTAAAATCAGCAGATGACACAGGTAATTTTTTAAATCTACCATACTTTAATGGTAATCAAACTACACGTTACGCATTTAAACAAAATGGTGAAGCTGCAACTTTAGAAGAATTTTATAAAATATACGAAGATATAAAACAATATGATTTAGACTTTGTAAAAATAGAAAGACCTAAATCTGAATATGATGATGCACCACCATGCATAGAACTTATGGCTATAAATAAAATACCAGAAGGTGGTAGAAACAATTCTATGTTTCATTTTGGTGTGTATGCTAAAAAGAAATGGCCTGCGGAATGGAAAAGTAAAATGACATTGTTTAATGCAACAGCATCAACAACACCATTAAGTGAGTCTGAAGTAGAAATAATTAAAAGACAACACGATAAAAAAGATTGGGGTTACAAATGTAATGACACACCAATGTGTAATCTGTGTGATAAAAAATTATGTAGAGAGAGAAAGTTTGGTATTGGTGAAGAGATAGTATTTCCTGCATTGACTGACTTACAAAAAATTAAATTAGAAAAACCATATTACTATCTTAATGTAGATGGTGAACGACTACACCTGGAGAACGTAAAGTTTTTAAAACAACAAAGTTTATTTCAGGAAGCATGTATGGAACAGTTAGATTTTAAACCACCAACAGTAAAACCTAAAGACTGGGACATGATAATAAATCCACTAATGAAGAACCACGAACCAATAGATCCACCAGAAGGTGTGACTACACAAGACCAATTACAAAATCATTTGGAAGAGTATTGTCTAAACAGACAAGTATCAACAGACAAAAACGATCTAAAAAAAGGTGGTGTGTGGACTAGTGATGGCAATCACCATTTTGTGTTTGACAGATTTTATAATCAGTTTTTAATTAGAAAACGTTGGGATATAAATTATCAACGTACGGCGCAGATGTTAAAAGAAACATGTAACTGTGATGACAAACGTATTGGTAAAGAAAGAATCTCTGTGTTTGTTGTAAAACAGTTTGATAAAAAAACAGATGACTACAATCAAAAAGAATTGAAACCAAAGGATGTATTTTAATGATATCAGAACAATTACATTTATTTGAAGAGTTTACTGAAAAAAATTTAATTAAAGATGTAGATTATGTAGATTTACATTCTTTACCGTACGACCCACAAAGAAAAAAATATAGTTATAATGATTTACAATATAGTGCTTTACCAAAAGGTAAGTACACTGTTTATAAAACAGGTGGAGTTAATACTTTTTATAAAGAAAGAGAAGACATATTTCCTTATGTCAAAAATAATGATACAGGAAAAATTATATATCCTGTTCCAACAAAAACAGATCTATATCCTAAACTAGGATTAAAAACTACTTGTGGTAAAACTATTTTAGCTCGTATGCATAGAATACTTGGATTAGCTTTTATAAAAAACCCAGACTTATATAATGGTAAAGAGTGGGTTGTTGGACACATAGATGATGATGTTTTTAATTATAGATTAAGTAATTTAAAATGGCTTACTCAACAACAAAATTTAAAAAATGTAAATAAAGGATCTAAAACAGCTAACACACAATTAGTATTGCAAACTTTAAAAGGACAATTTGAATGAGAACAATAGTATTAGGACCACCAGGAACAGGCAAAACAACCACGCTGTTAAATAAAGTAGATGATTATTTAAAACAAACAGATCCTGACAAGATAGGTTACTTTGCATTTACACAGAAAGCTGCACACGAAGCACGAGACAGAGCAATTAAAAAATTTAATTTAACAGAAGATGATCTACCGTATTTTAGAACACTACACTCACTAGCATTCAGAAAGTTAGGATTAAAAAAAGATCAAGTTATGCAACCGAGACATTACAAAGACCTAGGTAAGAAGTTAGGTTTTCCTGTAACATACGCTGACTACCAAGAAGACCAAGGTGGTATTTTTACATCAGACAGTGAGTATCTACGAATTATCCAGCTAGCACAACTACGTAACATTACACCAGAACAACAGTTTGATTTACAAGAACACACGCAGGACCTGGAAAGAGATCAACTTAGAATTATACACAACGAGTTAGGAAGATATAAAAAAGAATATAATTTAATAGATTTTAATGACATGATTTTAGAATTTACAAAGTCAGACAAATCACCAAAGTTTGATGTAGTATTCATAGATGAAGCACAAGATCTATCATTAATGCAATGGGATATGACACGATCTATTTGGAATAAAACAAAAGATTCTTTTATTGCAGGTGATGACGACCAAGCAATATTTAGATGGGCTGGTGCAGACGTAGATTCTTTTATAGCGTTAGAAGGACAATACCTACCACTAACACAGTCTTACAGAATACCTGCTAAAGTACACGGATTAGCAATGGGTATAATAAATAAAATTAGAAATAGAATAGATAAAACGTGGCAACCAAGAGTTAGTCAAGGAAATTTACACAGGCATTTTGATATAGATAGCATAGACATGACAAAAGGTGATTGGTTAATATTAAGTCGAACAAGACACATGTTAACAGATATAGAAGAGTCTTTGTATAGACAAGGATTGTATTATGAAAATAGATATAAACGAAGTAGTGAAAAAGAATTACATAACGCAGCTACATCATGGGAACATTTACGACAAGGACAATTAGTTTCATATAAAGAAATAGAAAATATAATTAAATTTATGGGACCTAAAAATTGGGATTCTAAAAAAATAAAAGGTATGGCCAAAGGATCTTTTTATGGCATGGACCAACTTACAAATGATTATGGTTTGCAAATTAAAACAGAATGGTATGAAGCATTTGATAATGCAGGGCAAACAAAAGTAAATTATTTAAGAAAGATGAGAAAGAATGGCGAAAAACTAAACGAAAAACCTAGGATAGAATTGTCAACTATACATGCAGCCAAAGGTGGAGAAGCAACTAATGTTGTATTACTAACTGATCTTACAGAAAATACTATGCGAGGTTATGAAAGAAATCCAGATGATGAGAATAGATTATTTTACGTAGGTGCAACAAGAACAAAAGAAAATTTACATATAATTGAACCAAAAAAATATGAGAAAGGTTATTTACTATGAAAAAGAAAAGTGTTTGGGATAAGCAGCATGGCGGATCCCACTATCAAAAATTTACGATACAGCCCAGCAAGTTTGTAGTTGAGAATGAGTTGCTATTCCCGGAAGGATGCGCTATAAAATATATCTGTCGTCATCGACTGAAAGGAAAGAAACAAGACATATTGAAAGCTATACACTTTTTAGAAATGATTATTGAAAGGGACTATGATGCAGACACCTCTATTTAAACCACAGACAGAGTGGCTACCACCAGAAAATTTTCCAGACTTATCTAAGTATGATGAAATTGCAATTGACTTAGAAACTAAAGATCCAGACCTAATGAAAATGGGGTCAGGTTCTGTAGTTGGTAAAGGTGATGTAACGGGTATAGCTGTAGCCGTGCCAGGTTGGTCAGGTTACTATCCAATTGCTCACGAGGGTGGTGGTAACATGGATCGTAAAAAAGTTTTAAAATGGTTTCAAGGTGTATTAAATACACCCGCTATAAAAATATTTCACAACGCCATGTATGACGTGTGTTGGATACAAGCGCTCGGTTTAAGTGTCAGCGGTAAAATTGTGGACACGATGATTGCATCGGCCCTTGTTGATGAAAATCAAATGCGCTATGACTTAAACAACTGTGCTAAACGATACACTGGTAAAGGTAAAAATGAAACAGATTTATATCAAGCAGCAAAAGATTGGGGTGTTGACGCCAAAGCAGAAATGTATAAACTACCTGCCATTTATGTAGGTGCGTACGCAGAAAAAGATGCAGAGATAACTTTAGAGTTATGGCAAGAACTTAAAAAAGAAATACTTCACCAAGACATACAATCTATTTTTGATCTCGAAACGGAACTTTTTCCTTGTCTGGTGGCCATGCGATTTCGTGGGGTTCGAGTGGACGTTCAAAAAGCTCATACAATGAAGCAAGAATTAGCATCACAAGAAGATAAGTTAATCCAACAAGTAAAAAAAGCAACAGGCATAGATACTCAAATATGGGCAGCAAGAAGTATTGCACAAGTTTTTGATAAACTAAAACTAGACTACGATAGAACTGAGAAAACATCTGCACCTTCCTTTACTAAAAACTTTTTACAGAATCACCCCCACCCAACTGTGAAACTAATTGCCCAGGCTCGTGAAATAAACAAGGCCCATACCACGTTTATTGATACCATAATTAAGTATTCACATAAAGATAGAATACATGCAGAGATCAATCAGCTTAGATCCGATAATGGCGGAACTGTGACTGGTAGATTCTCATACTCAAATCCAAATTTACAGCAAATACCAGCTAGAAACAAAGACCTTGGACCACGGATTAGGGCCTTATTTGTGCCCGAGGAGGGCCATACATGGGGTTGTTTTGACTATTCTCAACAAGAGCCTAGGCTGGTGGTGCATTATGCAGCTTTACAGAATCTCTATGGAGTGGGCGATGTATTGGATGCGTATCGCGATGGCGATGCTGACTTTCACACGATCGTTGCTGATATGGCAGAGATACCTAGATCGCAGGCCAAGACAATAAATCTTGGTCTGTTCTATGGTATGGGTAAAAATAAATTACAAGCAGAGCTAGGTATATCTAAAGATAAATCTGATGCTTTGTTTAGACAGTACCACAACCGAGTACCATTTGTTAAACAGTTGATGGATAATGTAATGAGTCGTGCGCAAGACTCAGGTCGAATACGTACATTACTCGGAAGACTATGCAGGTTTCATTTGTGGGAGCCTAATCAATTTGGTATTCATAAAGCATTGCCACACGATGCAGCGCTCTTGGAACACGGACCAGGGATTAAACGTGCTTACACTTACAAAGCATTAAACAAATTAATACAAGGATCAGCAGCTGACATGACAAAAAAAGCTATGATAGAATTACACAAAGAAGGTATCATACCGCATATACAAGTGCATGATGAACTTGATATATCTGTTGAGAGCCCTGAACATGCAGAAAAAATAAAAGACATTATGGAATCTGCTGTTGATTTAGAGGTACCTAACAAAGTAGATTACGAATCAGGCCCTAATTGGGGCCAAATAAAATGAAAATTTTAAATGATGATTGTGTTATTACAAACCATGAAGATATTAAAGTTGTAGATAATTTTTTTACTAAAGAATGTTTAGAGATATTAAAAATTAGAGTTTTATACAGTAAATATTTTGATCAAAAATATTCATCTTATCTTGCAATTGATTATTTTCCAACTCAAGATTATTTAACAGATTTAATTGCTAGTGAAATAAATAATAAATTTGATGTTCCAGAGTTTCAAAGAGCCTGGAGTTTTCTTTACACAAAAAATAAATCTGGTGTAGGTCTGCACTGTGATCCATCTGTAATAAATTTAAATATTTGGGTTTCATCAAATGAAAGTGTATTAAATCCAGAAAAAAATGGTCTACATATTTACAAAGTTATACCTCCAAAAAAATGGACAAGAGAGGATTGGAATAACAACTCAGAAAAAAGTTTAGAATATGTCAGATCAAAAAATGTAGAGCCTGTTAAAATTAATTATAAAAGTAATAGAGCAATTTTTTTTAATGGTGCTTATTTTCATAAAACAAATGAAGTTTCTATGAAAAAAGGTTTTGAAAACAGAAGAATAAGTTATACATTGTTATTTGGAAATAACTTAGAATAAAAAGAAAAAATAATGAAAATATGGCTTACTTAAATGCAAATATTCCTATACAATACGCGCAAATAAAAAAGGAGTATTTATATGACCTTAGAAAACATCATGGCGAAGTTGAAGACTGTATTATCTTCGGTATTAGCAGCCTTACAGGTCGTGCTATCTTATGGCATGCACTTATGGAAAACGGCGCTGTATTTTATCGTCTCCCGATTAGCGCCTTCATACAAAGAGGTTTTAACAGAGAAAAAGTTCCTGAACGTAGACTTGATGAATTGGAGTTATGGAATTCTTTTAGTTATTATCCTGCTGTTACTACTTGGGATGTTTTAACAGCCGCATCCGGCAAATACATTGGTAAAGATAAGAAGTGGCATCATGGTAAGTATTTATTTACCGTTGACTGGGGACACCCAGATGCTAATATATTAAATTCTGATCATTCAGAGATTCCGCACGAGCATAAGTGCGCTCACATAATTGCGTTGAACGACGGCAACTATGCAGCACAACCCAACAACAGATGTATATGGGATCTACCTTCATTTACTGTTAAGGATAATATTCCTGACTGGAAGGTACAAACTAACGAATGGAACGTAGAAGATACGGGCCAATGGCAAACAGAAGATACTGATAAGTTCTTCTATGAAATTGAGGAAAAGAAAAAATGAATTTAGCAGATTTATTAAAAAAGAATTTTGTATTAGTACCTGTAGTAGCTTCAGTGCTAGTCGGTACATTTACTGGCGTTCGTTATATTGTTAATCTTACAGATACCATCAACACTAATCAGCAAGAAATCGTAGATCTTAAAAGAGATTTAAAAGTTGCTGAAGATAAAATTGTAGATCAAAACACAAGACTAACTTCTGCAGAATCTACTTGGCAGATGGCAGAAAATTTATATAGACAACTGGCCGATCAAGTTAGAGAACACGACTATGATATTAAGGATTTAAACAGGTAATGCATGGAGGTTCTCAGGATGAATTATTATTTTACAGGACTACTAATCTTGGCGATGACAATCTTAGCATTGTTTGTAGAACCTGCGTATCCTAGAAACGAATACCTTAACGACTATGGTGTAAGATGTGGTGAAATGGAAGTAAGCACAGAAAGACGTGATACTGATTATAATTATTCTGACAGCAGCACTAATGAACAACAGTATTTAAGATTTACCTACAGAAAATATTTAGGCACAGACTGTAAAACAGCAAAAGAAAACGTACAACTAAAACAACAATTAGAATTGATGAAGATGTGTGGTAGGGTAAATAGTAATCCTAGTCTTGCACAGAATGAAAACTTTAGACTGTTAGTTATGAAATGTAGAGGTGTGACTCCTGCAAGAGATAACACTAGACCATCTGATTCTCAAAGTTTGTGGGACGATATGAAAGATGACTACAAAAAAGAGAACCCTGATGTTAAATTAATGAATGATAAGCTTATAGGACCTAAGAAAAGCAAATTGAAAATGCCACCAAAAGATTATATACTGCCATTACCAAAACCAAAAGTAGATGAATAAAAAACCATTAAACATATCCGAAGAAGCAGCTGTACAGATGCCGATGAAGACGGTAGCCTCGTTAATTCTGCTAGTCGCAGCCGGCGTGTTCGCATACACCGAGTTGACTGCCAGGTTAGTATCGTTAGAGACTTCACGTGAGCTGTTTGAGGCTGACCTGCTCAAAAAGAGTGAGCAATTGCCCACGGACCAGGAACAGTACATGCTCCTGGAGGCAGTTTTTTCTGACGTCGAGAAACTACAAAAAAATCAAGAACAGAACATGACAAACAAAGTCAACATAGAATTTACTCAAAAACAATTAGAAAAATTATTAGTTGATGTAGAAAAACTAAAAGATAAAGTTAGACAAAACGGGAGCTATAATAATGAATGAAGTAACAGAAGTTGTAATAGCTTTACTTATGCTGGTCAACGGAGAGATGAAAGAAGCACGTCTACAGACTGGATATGCGGAGTGTATAAAAGGCGCACGTGTAGCTAAACGTGGTTTAAAAATTAATAGTAATATTAAATATTCTTGCATAAAATGTGAGGCAGAATTAGAGGAAAATATTGATGGATCTTACTCAATAAAAAAGTTAATAATAAAGTAATGGTAAAAATACAGGCAGAAATAGTTAATGGTAGATGTCCAACTTGTGATGAGTTTACAACTTTAGTAGGTCTTGATAAAGCTTTTTATAGATGTATGACTTGTGGCGCAGATTTAGAGCAACATGTTAATGGTAAAATAACTTATCTACCTGTCATGACTGCACGTCCTGATGGTGGTGTGCCATTTGTTAAGGACTGGCTTGAATGAAAAAAGCTAAAGGTCTTTACGCAAAAGTAGCTCACGAACCTATCTTTCATAAAACTTCGATTGGACGCAACCCTAGCTTGTGCAAAATGAACAAAAGTAAGCGACGTCAATTTAAAAAATACAAGGGCCAGGGACGTTGACAAACATCCTAAATTATCCTAGACTCTAGGTATGAAAGAAAAAAAACTAACAATAATTGGCAAAGACATAACTCAAAAACAATGGTCTAATTTAATACTAGAATTAAATCTAATTAAAAAAGCATGGGAAAGATATGCAAAAATAGATTTGAGTGGTTCTGGTGTAAAAAAAATCATAGCACATGGAACAAAAAACTTTGACTCAAAAGTTTTAGATGACTAATGGAACTAATAATTTTAAACGACGGACTGTATCAATTAATTCCGTTGTCAAAGCAGATGATGGAACATGTGTCTTTATTGGAACCAGTAAACTGCATGGACCTGTGCGAGATACTAAGACTAAAACTAACAGGATACGTAGACACACTAAACCTACACATCATGAATGATGGTAGTGGATCTTTAGTTGGTTGTATTTGTAGATAAACCTATCCTAAAGAGGGAAAAAATAAGGATAGGTTATTGTGGTGAGATGACTTGCATTACCACATTCTTGCCTTAATTTCAAATAGTTTTGTCTGGAGTACAATAAAACTTAATAAACATATTATATTTGTTTACTTCTTCAGGACCTAATTGTTTCATTTTTATAGTAGATTGTTCATAGCCAAACATTAAACAATCATACTGATTATCGAATCTTTGTGGCCATTCATAGGGTTCTAAACAAGTACCTGCTACTTGTGAACAAATAACTAAAATTAATAATATTTTCATACTTGACAAATCTCCTCTATATCCTATATATTGCTCATAAATAAATGAAAGGAAGGTCTATGACCGATATAACTAAATATAGAAATGTTTCATTAACACATGAAACATACAAGACATTGATAAGTTTGTCGAAGGTATTATTGCCCGATGCAACTTTATCAATCAGTAAAACCATTGAATCAATTGCAAATGAGAAAGCGAAGAAATTAAATGGAAAAATTAAAAAAGTATAACGAACATGCAATGATATGTCCTAACTGTAAAGGTAATGGATATATTAAATTAGTATTAGAAGAAGGTAGAGAACACGTTGTGGCACAATGCCCTGAGTGTGACTCGGAAGGAGAAATATATGTGGATGAGTCCCAAGTTATTGAGTCTTATATCGATGCTGATCCTGTTACAGGTGATGCTCACAAGCTGCACTAGAGACCTAAAGTTTGATGGGTTTGACCCAACAACATCAGTAGTGAAGTGGGTATTTACAGGAGATAAAGAATGATAGGTTTGTTTTTTATAGGTATTGTAGTTTCAGTTATTGTAATGGCTATCTTAATACATGTGAGGAAATATGATTCCTGATACAGACAAAGCATACATTGCAGGATTGTTTGATGGTGAGGGTAGTATTCATTTTAAACGAGCACCTGAAAAGAAAAAGAAACATCGAGGTAAACCTGGGTATAGGTGGTCTAATAGTTTAAGATTATCTATGGAAATTACAATGACAGATCAATCTGTGTTAAGGTGGGTCCATGAAGTTTTAGGTGTTGGTACATTAAATAAAAAACCTAGAAAAGGTAAACGCGTAGATGGTACTAAATATCTTATGCAATACCGATGGCGTGCTACATTTAGAGATGCATACTATGTTTGTTGTTTGATTTGGCCTTGGGCGCATACAAAGTTACCAAAGATTAATCAAGTCATGGAACATTACGCAGGACATGTGATGAATGGTAAAGTAGTTTCGTTAGAAGAATATAAACAAGCGATGAGTTTAGAATAATGTTTGATAAATTTATATACGAAGGATTACATTTTATAATGAAGTATGCAGGTCAACTTAATGCATGGGCCTGGAGAGAACATGTTAAAATATTAAAACGTAAACAAAACATACAACATGAAAAGATATTACGTGATCAAGAGAACCGTGAGTATTTAGAGGAATTAAAAAGAAAACTATGAAGAATAAAAAATTTAAATATGATGGTAAATCTAGACCCTCAACTGACTTATATAAAGAAAACTTTGATAGAATATTTAAAACTAATCCTGTTGCGAAAGAGGTTAGGACTCCTAAGTTTAAATCTAAAGTAATAGATAGTAAAAAAATATACGATAGAAAAAAAGAACAGGACGAATTAAGAGAGAGTTACGAACAGTCTGTTCGTAATAGATTGGAACGTACCCATGATGAGTGATGAAGATATCGCTGAATACCATAATATTGGTAAAAAATCTGGAATAAAAAAGAATAATAAATACAACTATATACGAGGAAAACAGCTCACGGACCCCGGATCAGGGACCAGGGTTTATGACATAGATAATTCTAGACTTCCGTCTGTGACTACGATATTAGGAGCCACCAAAAATAAACAATTTCTAAAAGACTGGAAGGCCAAAGTTGGAGAAGAAGAAGCAGAGCGAATCAAGAATGTATCTAGTGCACGGGGTACCTGTATGCACAAATTCCTCGAGCACTATGTTCTCGGCACTGGCTGTGTTGATCTTACAAAGATCGGACAAGAGGCGCGTCCCATGGCCGACAAAATTATTGAGATTGGTCTTGCGCCAGTGGAAGAGTATTATGGCTCTGAAGTTATGTTACACTACCCGGGTTTATATGCGGGCTCAACAGATTTGGTTTGCTTACACAATGGCAAAGAAACTATTGTCG